GGATACGTCCCAATCGGCCCCCCCCTCCGAAATCGACGAATTCGGAATATGCGATATTGGGGTTTCGGAATATGCGATATTGGGATTTGGATATCGGATATCGGGGTGAATATGGTCGAATATGGTGATATCGGGGATATGAAATCGGGAGATATGGAATAATGCCACGTCGTAATTCTCCGTACGGGCCGGAATATCAGCGGGCCCGAGCCCAGTTGTTGGCGGGCCGTCCGCGGTGTTGGCTCAAGCTCGACCGTTGTTCAGGGTGGGCGACGACAGCGGACCATGTCCCGGCCCTCTGGCAGCACCAGGGCCGGCATGTCGAAGGGTCGGGGTGTTGTGTGTTGCGGCCGGCGTGTGCGTCGTGCAACACGCGGCGGGGCGGGTGGCGTGCGGCGACGGTGGTGCGGCAACGCAACCGGCTGTTGGGCCGTCCGCCGAAGCCGGCCAGGCGGCGACGGTGAGACCGGCCGGTCCGCGGATCGGGACGCCCCGGTCCGGGCTGGCAACGCTCGGCGAAGCGTGGGCGGACGTGATGCACAACCTCGGGTTCGAACCTCACGTCTGGCAACAACACCGGGCCGATGTCATGTACGAGCTCGAGCCGTGCGCGAACGGGCGGCGGCTGGCGGCGCGGGTGTCTGGGACCGTCGTCGGTCGGCAGGCCGGGAAGACGGCGTCGGCCGGCGGTGACGTCGTGTTGCGGGCAATGGCGCCATCGCTGCCCGAGCTGCGGCTACTGGTCGGCCATGAGATCGGGCCGCAGCACATCGTGTTCACCGCCCAGAACCGGCAGGCGGCGCTCGAGCAGTGGAAGGAACACGTCGCGCTGATCATGCGGTCGCCGTACGCCGCCCATGTCGTCGGTGGGAAGCCGACGATGACTCACGGGTCGGAATGTCTCCGGTTCGACAACGGGTCGGTGTATGAGATCGTGACCCCGTCGAAGGACGGGGCCCGTGGGAAGTCGATCGACCTGGCGATCATCGACGAGGCGTTGACCCATGAGGCGTGGCTGTTGGATGTGTTGGCGCCGACGATGGCGCAGCGTGACGGGGCCCGGAACAGTTTCGGCGCCCAACTGGTGATCATCTCGAACGCCGGTGACGAGTCGGCGGAACTGCTGAACCTGCAACGCGAGCTCGGCCGGCGGGCCGTCGCGGAGGGTGACCGGCGCCGGATGTGGCTGGAGTATTCATGCGCCGACGATGACGATCCGTTGGACCCTGCGGTGTGGGCCCGGGTGATGCCCACGTATGAGCAGCCCGACGGGATCTCGAGGGATCTGCTCGAGCTTCAGGCGGAGACGCTTGGGACCGACGCCTTCGCCCGCGAGTATCTGTGCCGGACGGTGGTGTCGGCGTCGCGGCAGGTGATCTCTCCCGACGTGTGGGACCGGCTACCGCGTGTCGACCTCACTGCGGGCCCGGGTGTGGTCCTGGCGGTGGAATGCACTGCCGATCACGGCTCGACGTCGGTGGTCGCGGCCCGGGCGATGGGTGACCGCATCGCGGTTGAACTGGTGGATCAACGGCCGGGCACCGATTGGGTCGTCGAGTTCGTGACGGGGGTTGCCGCCGCGCATAGTGCCCGGGTTGTGATCGACCCGTATGGGCCGGCGGCCCCTTTGGCCCCGATGTTGAAACGGGCGGGTGCCCGGATCGCCAAGATCGACTCCCGTGACATCCCCGACGCTGCCGGCTGGTTCGTCGATGCCGTCACTGCCCGCCGGGTCGGTCACATGGGCGATGACCGGTTCCTGAACGCCGTAGCGGTCCTCGCCAGACGTAAGCGGGGGGACCGGTGGGTGTTCGACCGTGATCACGCCGGTGATGTGACCCCGATCGTGGCGGCGTCGCTGGCGGTGTGGCTCGTCGATTCGAAACCGGCGAAGCTGCCGACTGTCCATGCCCCGTCGACAATTGACACCGTGTCCTAGGATTGCTAAGCGATGGCGAAACACGGGATCGAAGAACGCCAGTTGATCCCGAACGGCAACGACCCCGCCGCCAACCCGCCGGCCACCGTCGGCCCCCCCACCGCCACACCGGGCGACCCGAACGGGATCGAGTTCATCGACGCCCCGGCAGGCCGCCCATTCGGTGCCGGCCCGCCCCGCCCGGTCGCCTGGTCCGGGTGGCCGGCCGAGTGGCCGACCCCGAACTGGTGGGGCCGCGCCCAATCGTTGACCGACACGGCGTGGGCGTGTCTCGACAAGAACTCGTCCATCTTTGCGTCGATGCCGCCGTACCTGGTCGACGCCGCACCCACCTTGTCGGCGGATTGGATCACGAACCCGGACCCGGACATGTACGGGTCGTGGAACGAGTTCGCGAAGCAGCTTCTGTGGGACTACCAGTCGGCCGGCGAAACGTTCGTCCTGGTGACGGCCAGATATTCGACGGGGTATCCGGCCCGGTTCCATGTCGTCGAGCCGTGGCAGGTCAACGTCGAGATGGACGGCCCCTACCGGCGGTACACGATCGGCTCCGGTGATGTCGGCGACGACATGATCCACATCCGGTACCAGTCCCGCACCGGTGACGCCCACGGCCACGGCCCGCTCGAGGTCGCCGGCCCCCGACTCGTCGCCGCCGCCAGCCTGGCCCGCTACGCCTCCCAGTTCGCCGCCGCCGGTGGCATCCCGAACGCCGTCCTGATCCACCCCGACGACCTCACCGCCCAACAGGCGTACGAGCTGCAATCGCAATGGGTGAACGCCCGCATGTCCACCCTCGGCCTCCCGGCCGTCCTGTCCGGCGGGATCGACTTCAAGACGTTGCAGTTCAACCCGGCCGACATGGCGATGGTCGAACTCTCCGCCTGGAACGAGGCCCGCATCGCCGTCCTGCTCGGCCTGCCACCGTTCCTCGTCGGCTTGCCGTCCGGCGGCGACTCGATGACCTACGCCAACACCGCGGCCCTGTTCGACTACCACTGGCGGGCCGGGCTCCGACCGATGGCCGACCATTTGATGGCCGACCTGTCCGGCCGGCTCCTCCCGCGGGGAACCACCGTCGAAGTGAACCGGGACGCCTACGTCCAACCCGGCCCGTATGAGCGGGCACAGACGTGGGAGATCCTGACCCGCATCGGTGTCCTCGACGCCGCCCAGGTCGCCGGGATCGAACGTCTCATCGTCACCGGCAACGTCCCCCAAGGAGCCACCCTATGAGCATCGCCGAGCTGGCCGCCGGCCCCATCGAGGAACGGGCCGCGTCGTCGTTGGAGGTCCGGTTCGCCGACCGGATCATCGAGGTCGTCGCCGTCCCATACGACGAACCGACGAAGGTGCTGATCCGTGACCGGTGGGTTGATGAGACGGTGACCCGTGGCGCGTTCGAAGGGGTCCAGATGCGGGCCCGCGAATTCAAAGTGAACCGGGCCCACGACTCGGAACGGCCGATCGGATGGGTGTCCAAGCTGAAACCGCGTGACGATCGGGGGCTGGTCGCCGAGATCGGCCCGGTGTTGAACACCCGTGACGGTGACGACGCGTTGGAGATGGCCGCCGAAGGCCTGTTGGGTGCGTCGATCGGGTTCCAGGTCCGCCAGCCGGCCGACGAGCAGTGGTCGACCGACCGGCGGGCCCGCACGATCCGCAAGGCATGGCTGGATCACATCGCCCTCACCGGCGCCCCGGCATATGCCGGCGCGAAGGTGCTCGCCGTCCGCACCGCCGACCCCGCCGGCCCGGTGGCGACCCCCAATTTGGATCGGGTACTGGCCGAGCTGCTCGCCGAGCGCTACAGTCCCTCACTGCCGTCGATGTAGTCGCAGGCGCTGCCGGTCCGCATAGGGCCGTGAGTGTGCGAGCTGAGACGTGAATCCCTATCCGGTGTTCACGAAAGAAGCCCGTTATGCCCGCGCAGACCGACGCGATGATTGCCCGCCTGGAATCCGAGATCGAGGAACGGACCGCCCTGATCGAGGGATGCATCGCATCCGCCCAGGACGCCAACCGTGACCTGAACTCGCAAGAGATGGAGATGATCGGCGGGGCCCGCACCCGTATCGCCGCTCTCGTCGACCAGCTCGACCCGCTCCGCGAAGCATCCAAGGTGGCCATCGATTCCCGGAACCGGGCCCGGCAACTGTCCGCCGAGCTCGAATCGGCCCGTACCCGGTCCGGTCTGCCGGGCACCGTCGAGTACCGCTCCGCCGGCGCCTACGTCGCCGATCTGTATTACGGGCAGCTCGGCGATCATGCCGCGATGGACCGGCTCGAGGTGTTCCACCGGGTCGCGTCTCATCAGACCACGGCGGATAATCCGGGGCTCTTGCCCGAGTCGATCGTGTCGCCCATCATCAACTACATCGAGGTGGCCCGACCGCTCGTCAACTCGATCGGCCCGACCGACCTCGGCTCCGGCGCCTGGTCGTACGCCCGTGTCACCCAGCATACATCGGTTGCCAAGCAGGCCGGTGAGAAGACCGAGCTGGCGTCCCGCAAGATGCTCGTCACGAAGACCGCGCTCGGTGCGGACACGTTCGGTGGCTACGTAAACGTGTCGAAGCAGGACATCAACAGGTCCAGCCCGGCGGTCCTGGACATGATCATCAACGACCTGGCCCAGCAATACGCGATCGAGACCGAGGAGGAGACCGCCGACGTGCTGTGGGCGGGCGGGACGGCCGGTCCGATCCTGCCGACCGGCGTCAACACCCCCGCACAAATCGCCGCCGCCGTCTATACGGCTGCCGGGTCGGTGTTCGCGGCGACGAAAGGTCAAGGCACGACGGTCATCGCGATGTCGCCCGACATGCTCGGCATCATCGGGCCGGTGTTCCCACCGGTCAACCCGTCGAACGGGTTCGGGATCGGGTTCTCCGCCGGCAGCATCGCAAACGGGTCCGTCGGGAACATCTCCGGCATCCCCGCCGTCATGTCCGCGGGGCTCGACGCCGGACAGGTCCTCGTCTACTCAACAGCGGCGGTGAAGGCGTTCGAATACAAGTACGGCAACCTGCAGGTTGTCGAGCCGTCCGTGTGGGGCGTCCAAGTCGGTTATGCCGGCGATTTCGACTGTGTCGTCATCGAGGCGACCGGCGTGATCAAGATCACGAAGACGCCATGAGTTTCGACGACCCGAACCGTGAAGCGGTCGGGCTGGCCCCGATCTGGACCGGTGCCGACACCGACCCGCCGCCCGAAGGCGACGACGTGTTCGACCCGGGGGCGCACACCGTCGCCGACGTCGAGGCCTATGTGGATGAGAACCCCGACGAGCTCGACGCCGTCCTGGCCGCCGAGAAGTCCGGCAAGAACAGGGTCACGCTCGTCGAGGCCCTCGAGGACCGCTGACCATGTCGGACGTCGGTGTCACCCCGCCGGCGTCCGGCGTCTGGTACGACGTCGACGACACCACCAACGCCGTCCTGCACATCCTGCGGTTACAGGGCGGCGACATCGACGCCGAACGCATCCGGGCGCTGGTCCCGGTCGTCGGGATCGAAGTCGAGGCGTACGTCGATTCCGACACGGTGCTGGATGGGCCACCACCGGCCGCCGATCTGCAGTACGTCGTCGAGCAGGGCGTGATCGTCCTGTACCGGGCGCTCATCCCCGCGCCTGACCTGTACATGCCGGGGTCAGCGCAACTGTTGCGGCCCCTGTTCGACTCGATCATCCCGCATCGCATCGCTAGGGCCGGGGTTGCCTGATGTCCGTCCTCGACGACTTCCACGCCGTCCTGTACGACGCGCTCAAGCCTGTGCTGCCCGGCCGCGTCGATCCGTACCCCCCGCCCGCGGGGCGGATCGTCGCGCCGAAGATCTGGATCGACGACGACGAAGGATTCCCCGGCACCATCGGCCAATCCACCGCGATCACCCTGGTCCGGTTCCCGGTCGTACTCGTCTACGACGGCGCCGTCCACGCCCAAGTCGCCGGGCTACGCGAACTCAAATCCGCCATCCTCGACGCCATCGGGTCGGCACCCGGGTTCGAGGTCGACGGCTGGCGGCCCGCCCCGATTCTCGGGTTGCCGCTCGACACGTCGATCCGGTCGTCGGTCGTGACCGCCACCGCGACGATCACGGCCCGCACGTTCTGTCCCCCGCCCGCACCTGATGCGGTGACTGTCCCGCCAACCCCTGTGGAGGTATAACCCATGACCGCACCATTGATCTGGCGCATCTCGTCCGGTGTGCTCGCGTTCACCGACGTCGACCCCGCCGCCGTCGGCTACCTCCCGGACTGGGACGCGCCCGGTGGCGGGACCGCGGCCACCGTCGACTACGCCGACTACGAAGCCGACTCGACGTTCTGGTCCTGCCAGATCACGTCCGGCGCGTTGACCCCGTCGGCCGACACCACGACGCAGGATCTGCCGTCAACGTTCTGTCAGCTCGGCTCGACGATCCCGACCCCCACCGCGTCCACCTGGACGTTGGACGTCGAGATGATCCAGGACGCTCATGCCACCGTCGGTGTCGCCCCGGCACAAACCATGTCCCTCGCCGAGTACCTGTACACCCACGACGCCGTCGAGGTGTACTACATGCTCGGGCTTAACGAGGCCAACAAGGCGCCCCGGGCCGTCGGCCGGGTCGTGTTGTCCGCCGCCACGTTCGGCGGCACCGCCAACGAGATCCTGTTGGCGACCGGGTCATGGCCGACGTCCGGCAAACCCGACATCGCGTGGGGGCAGACGACGATCACCCCGACCGGGCTCGTCGTCCAGACTGCGAAGGCCGACAAGGCCGAGAAGGTGTCGGCGTGACCAGTGTCCGCCGACCCGATTCGTGCCTGGGCGCGTGACGTCCAACGGTTCGCCGACGAATGGCCCGCCGCCGGCATCGGCGTCGTCGACGACGCCATCACCAACCGGCTGAGGGCTGACACCGGCGGCGACGGCGGGTTCTCCCGCGGGCGTCGCATGGGCAGGGCCACCACCCGCATCGTCAAGGCCACAGGATCGGCCGAGGTGGTCGCAGACGGGTCCAGAGCGGTGTGGACCATCCTCGAGGACGGAACGTCGTCACACGACGTTGTAGCGCCCTCTGGCGGGTTCCTACGCACCCCGTACGGCCCCCGCCGCAAGGTGCACGTCTCCGGTGTGCCGGCACGGCGCACGTTCACCGCCGGCGCCGAGCAGGGGCTTGACGCCGCGGCACGCGACGCCGAGACGGCGTGGTCACGGATCGGCGGGTGAACGATGGCCCGCGACGCTGAACTCCGCGCCCGCATCACCGCCCAAGACGACGCGTCGAAAGTCATCGACAAGATCGCCGACAAAGCCGACGACCTCGAAAAGAAGACGGTCAAGATCCCCGTCGACGTCGACGCCAAAGAAGCGATCGACGACTTGGACAAGGTGGCCGACAAGGCCGGCCAGGTTGACGGGGCCACCGCCCGGGTCGAAGCCACCGCCGACACCGGCGACGCCGAAGCATCGTTGGAAACGGTCGCCGGCGACGTCGACGACTTGGACGGCGCCAACGCCGAAGTCGAAGCGACCGCCGACGCCGACGACGCCATCGACTCGCTCGAGGAGGTCGCCGGCGACGTCGAAGACCTCGACGGTACGACCGCCGAAGTCGAAGTCACCGCGGACACGGCCGAAGCGGAATCGTCGATCGGTGGGCTCGGCGATCTGATCGCCGAAGCCGGCGAACGCGGGTTCGGCCAGTTCTCCGGGGCTGCGGCCTCCGCGTTCGACGCTGTGACGGCCGGTGGGGCCGCGATGGGGGTCGGTCTGTTCGCAGGGCTCGCCGCCGGGATCGGGAAGGCGATCACCGACTTCCAGAACGTCGCGTTAGGCGCCGGTGAGCTGCGCGACGCCCTCGGCGTGACCGCTGATGAGGCGTCCCGGTTGCAGGAGGTCGCCGGCGACCTCGGGATCGGCGTCGGCCCGCTCGAATCGGCGCTCGCCCGGATGAACACGACCGCCGGGAAGACGCCCGGCAAGTTCAAAGAGATCGGCGCGGCGATCGCGCTCGGCCCGGGCGGCACAACAGACGTGACCGCCACGTTCCTCAACGTGATCGGCGCCCTGAACGCGATCCCTGACGCCGCGGATCGGGCCGCGGCCGGCGCCAAGATCTTCGGCAAGGGCTGGACCAACATGGCCGAGCTCGTCGACCTGGGCGCCCAAGGGGTCACCGACGCGTTGGCGTCGGTCGAATCCGGCAAGCTGGTCCTCGACCCGCAGATCGCCGAAGCCCGTGAGTTGCGCGACAGCCTGGATGAGCTCAAGGGCCAGTTCGAAAGTCTCGAGCTGGAAGTCGGCAAGGGGTCACTGCCGCTCCTGAAGGCCCTCGCGACGGGGTTCACCGCGCTGTCGAAGGGCCTGCCGGGCGGCGAAGACCAGTCGATGTTCAACGCGTTCGGGTCGAAGGAATCACGCGACAACATGGAGAAGACGGTCGCCGCCGCGCACGGCGCGATCTCTGCGGTCGTCGATTGGGAATCGATCAACGCGCACGCCGCCGAGTCGACCGCGGCGCTCGCCCAGGGCACCGCCGACGCCGCCGCCGCGCAACGGGATCACACCGCCGCCGTCCAGGCGGCGCAGGGTGTCACGTCGGGGTTCAACCGGACCCTCGAAGAAGAACGAGACCTCACCCAGGGCATCGTCGACGCACTCCACGCCCAAGCCGACGCGCTCAACGCCCAAGTGGCCGCCGCGACGTCCGCCGCCGATCAACAGCTCCTCGTCAACGACGCGTTCGCTCACTTCGGCGAGATGCTCGGCGACAACAAGGCATCAGCCAACGACGTCCGCGACGCGGCGATCGACCTGGCCAAGGCAACCGGTGAACTCAAGGACAAACAGGCGGAGGCCAACGGCGAAACGCTGACCGCGACGGAACGCCTGGACAACCAGAACGCGGCGCTGCTGAACACGGCGGGCGCCGCGAAGGGGCCGGCCCGTGACGGCATCCTCGAGTACATCGGCGCGGTCAACCAGATCCCGCCGGAGAAGATGACCGAGATCAAGGCGGCGCTCGCCCGCGGCGATGTGGACGAAGCGAAGCGGCTGCTCGACGAAGCGTCAGCGACCCGCACCGCGGCGATCAAAGCCGACGCTGACACGGCGGCCGCTGACGCCGAACTGAACCGGCTCACCCGTGACCGTCATGTCCGGGTGATCGGGTCGATGACGTTCGAAGGGCCACGCGAGATGGGCGGCACCGTGCCGCGCTCCAAGGGTTTACCGGGGATTGCCGGTGAGGCCGGTCCCGAGTTCATCCGGCTCCCCGACGGTCGCCAGATGTTGTTGACCGGTGAGACGGTGATCCCGCCCGGCACCCAGGTCACATCGGTGCGCCGCACCCGCCAAATCCTGTCCCGCCGCGGGCTGCCTCGCTATGCCAACGGGACCGGTGGGGTCACCGTGACGGCGCCGACGGTGGCGTTGCCGCCGATCAAGATCATGCTCGACGGCCGCCCGATCGCCGCGTTGATCGGCACCACCACCGCCCCCGCCGTCAGAGCCGCGGCGATGGCTATTCGGGCAGGTCGGGCATGACCGCCGTCTCGATCATCCCGAACGCGACACTGTCGAACACCGGCACCATCGTCGGCGGCGCCGCCAGTGGACATGTCGCTGTCACCGACAGCTCCGACCTCACCGGGGTGAGGCTCGCCCAGTTCCTGTTCGGGTTGACCACGTTCACCCTGCCGGCCGGGGCGATCGTCAAGTCTGCGGGGATCTGGTCCCGCGCCTGGACAACAGCCGGTGTCGACCCGATGGGCGTGGTGTTCTCGTTGCAGAACGCGGCCGGTAGCCAGTTCACGTCATGGTCGCTGTCTTACCCGACCGCGACGGTCGCCTACGGGCAGACGGCGTTGGCGCCGGTCGGGATCAGCGACCAGGCCACGGTCGACGGGTGGCGGCTCGACGTGTCAGCGCCGACATCGAGCGGGAGCATCCACGTCGACCTCCTCGAGCTCGTGATGTATGCCGTGTGGTGCGCGGTGCCGACCGTCACCGTCGGTGGGCCGTCCGGCACGATCACCACGGCGTCGCCGACGCTGTCGTGGACCCATACCGGCGACGTCGACGCCGACGCCGGAGGCACGCAGGCCAGATATCGGGTCAAGGTGTTCACCGCCGCGCAGTACACCGCAGCCGGGTTCACTCCTGACGCCGCCGCGGACTACGACACCCTCGATGTCGTGACAACTGCGACGACGCGTGTCATCGGTCCGTTCCCGGACGCCGTCACCTACAAGGCGTATGTGGCGACGGCGCAGAACGTCAACGGGGCACCGCACTGGTCGGCGTGGACAGCCGGGTCGACGTTCCTGACGAACACCGACCCGCCGCAAGTGGCGTCGATCGTCGCCGGCACGACGATCGACGACAGCCCACCGGTCGGCAACATGCTCACCAACCCCGGCTTCGAGACCGGTGCTGCGCCCGGCACCGGTTGGAGTTTGTTGTCCACCACCGTCTATGGCACACCGACCTCGTCGGCGTCGACGATGGAGACGACCGGCGGCGAATCCGGCCGCTACCTCCACCAGACCTCCACCCTGCCGGCGACCGCTTCCTACGGGGTCGAACAGTCCGGTGTCCCGGTTGTCCCCGGCCGCCGCTACGAACTGTCAGTCAGGTTGCGGGCAACCGTGACCGCCGGCCTCGGCGCCGTCTTGGTGTTGCACTGGCGCGACACGGCGGGAGTCCTCGTCTCCTACGACTACACCGCTATCCCGACCCCCGCGTCGTCGTGGACGACGTACACCGTGGCCGGCATCGCCCCGCTCGGCGCTGTCACCGCGACGCCGCATGTCCGTCTGCAACCGGCCGGCGGTGTCGGACCGTCGTGGTCCGGCACGCTCGACGTCGACAACATGTCGATGACGTCGGCCGGGCCGACCGCGAACAGTGTCGTCACGATCACCGTGACCCGCGACCTGGCACACACCGCATGGACCCATGTCCAAGTCGAACGTTCCACCGACGCAATGGACTGGGTGCCGATCCGCGGGGCGTTGGCGGTCGCCGAGGACACCGAGACGGTCACGGTCGACGATTACGAGATGCCCGAAGGTGTCGACCTGTGGTACCGGGCCCGCGGACTCGTCCGGTCCGCCGATGGCACCACGACGGCGTCGGGGCCGTGGGCCGTGACGACGTCCCCGGTGGTGTGGAGGGTGGCCGACACCGGCTGCGGGGAATGGATGCGGTCACCCGCCGCCCCCGACGGCGGCGTCATCGTCGAGCTCGTCGTTGACGACGCGACGGTGACCACCGAACACCGGGTCGGTCTGCTCGACGTGATCGGCAGGGCGTCGCCGGTCACCGTGTGGGACACCCCCAGTCTCGGGGCGGGTGAGATGACGGTCGTCACCCGCAGCTTCGACGACGCCGCCGCCCTCCAATCGCTGCTGCGTACCGCGCCGGTGGTGCTGTATCAGGGCCGGTTCGACTGGGGGCACCCCTATCGGTGGATGGCTGTCACCGGACACGCCACGTCACGCATCCCGTCGCCTGACCCCCAGTTCCGCGACTACCGCCAGTGGACGATCACCTATGTCGAAGTCGACGCCCCGGCGGTGCTGTCATGAACCCTGTCACCCCCGAGTTCCTGACCGCGGTGCGTGGCCCCCACAAGATGGTTGTCGAGGTCGACGTGTTGCAGTTCGGGCAGACGATCATGTCCGGGCTCCAAGTCGTCGACGGGTCGGTCACCCTGGACGCCGGCGCGGCGTCGTACGGGCAGTGTGAGATCACGGTCGTCACCCCGGAAGGGTTCCCGATCGGCGAGTTCGGCACCGAGCTCGCGGTGCGTCGCGGCATCGTCGGACATCGGGCCACCCCGGAACTGGTGCCGTTGGGGGTGTTCAAGATCGTCGGGTTCGACGTCGACGCCGACACCGGCGCACTCCGCCTGTCCGGCCTGGACCGCTCCAAGTTCGCGTTCGATGCCCGGCTTGAGGACGACTACGAGGTCGCCGCCGGCGCCCAAGTCGTCGACGTCGTCGCCGCCCTGATCGCGACCGCGGTGCCGCACGCCCCGCGGGCGTTGCCGTCCAGCACCTATACGGTGCCGGCAGCAGTGTTCGAGGTGAAGACGGCGCCGTGGGACGCCGTCAAGGAGTTGGTCGCGGCGATCGGGAAGGCGCCACGGTTCGACGGGTTGGGCACTTTCCGGCTGGTCGACACCGCCACCGGGTCGGGGCCGCCGGTGTGGACCATCGACGAAGGCCCCGAGGGTGTGTTGGTGTCGGCGTCGCTGTCGGCGACCGATGACAAGATCTACAACCGGATCATCGCGGCGTCACCCCCGAACGACGCCGGCGTCGTGTTCAAGGCGACCGCCACCGACACCACGTCGACCGCCCGCTATGGCGGCCCGTTCGGCCGGAAGCCGGATTGGATCGAATCGGACCTGTTCACCTCCGACGCGATGTGTGCCGACGCCGCGAACGCCCGCCTGGTGTCCGGGTTGGGTGCGTCCCGGTCGGTGTCGTTCACCGCCGTCCCGAACTGCGCCCTCGTCCCCGGTGACGTCATCCTCCTACGTAACGCCCTGCTCGGCATCGACACGAAACATGTCGTCGAGAAGCTCACCATCGGGTTGACCGCCGACGCCGCGATGGGCGGCACGACAAGGGTGGCGGCATGAACGACGACGTCGAGCTGGCCCGGGCATTCATCGACCTGGCAAACGCCGCGACCGCCGGCAGCACGGTCACCGCTGCGCCGGCGACGACGACGGTCCGCGGTGTCATCACGTCGACGACACCGCTCCAGGTCCGGGTCGGGATCGCCGCGTCGGCGACATCGGCGACGAACGCTGCCACCGGTTACACCCCGACCGTCGGCCACGTCGTCATCATCGCCCGCACCGGCCACCGCCAATTCATCACCGGGAGGACTTAACCCATGATGCCCGGCACCTATCCGCTCACCCTGTACCGCGGTGACACCTACACGTTCCGTGTCGTGTTGTGGGCCGACCCGGAACAGACCGACCCGGTCGACCTGACCGGCGCGACGGTCGCCGCCGAGATCCGTGACAAGCCGTCCGGCACCACGATCGTGTCGATGACCTGCACCGTCACCACCCCCAACATCGTCGACGTCGCCCTGGACGCCGACGACGCCGAGCTCGTCCCGCTCAAAGGGGCGTGGGATCTCGAGATCACGTACCCGGACGGCACCGTCCACACCGTGCTCGCCGGGGCGGTGACCGCCACAGCGGATGTCACCCATTCCACGACGACACTCCGCACCACTCGACTAAGGACGGCGTAGATATGGCTTCTCCTCCTGCTGTGATCGTGGTCGAGGCCGACGGTGACACCGCGGTGATCGTCGGCGGTGGTGGCGGCGCCGGCGGTGTCGGCCCTGCCGGCCCTCCAGGCCCCACCGGGCCGACCGGCCCGGCCGGTGCGACGGGTGCGGCCGGTCCGGGTGTCCCCACCGGTGGCACAACGTCACAGGTGCTCACCAAGACCTCGGCCGTGGATTATGCGACGTCGTGGCAGACCCCGACCGGTGGCGGCGGCACCGGGGTCACCGACGGCGACAAGGGTGACATCGTCGTCACGGCGTCCGGTGCCACCTGGATGTTCGACACCGCCGTCGTGACCGCGGCGGCCAAGACGGTGCTCGACGACACCACGACCGCCGCCATGTTGACCACGCTCGGCGGCGCGTCGACGACGGCGATGACGACCGCCGACGCGTTGAAAGCCGACAAGGCGACCACCGTCACGACGACCGCGCCGCTCACCGGCACCGGCACACTCGGCGCCAACCTGACGCTCGGCATCGCCGACTTCACGACCACCACCCGCGGCGCCGTCCCCAACCCGGCCACCACATCAGGCCGGTTCCTCAAAGACGACGGCACCTGGACGTTGCCACCGTCAGGGGTGTCCGGCGCCGGGAACGTGTTCCCGTTCCTGTACAACTCGACGACCGTCGAAGCCGGGATCACCGGCAACCAGCTCCGCGGCAACAACGCCACGTTCACCGCCTCGACGAAGTTGTGGATCATGGAAACCACCGTCGACGGCCTGGACGTCACCGTCGGGCTCGGCCGGATCAAAGCCGGGTTCCAGGTGTACGTCCAGAACTACACCTCCGCCGCGCAGTGGGCGCTGTTCAACGTCACGGCCGACTCGGTCGACATGGGTACCCACTGGGAGGTCACCGTCGCCCTGGCATCATCGGCGGGGACGATCCCGACCGGCAAGATCGCGTTGCAGTCGTTGTCGACGGCGCAGGGCAACACCTTGTTCTCCACGACGACGACAGCTCGAGGTCTGGCCCCCGGCTCGAACGGTGCCGGCGCCGGCAGCTTCCTCAACGGCAACGCCGCCTGGACGGCCGGTGTCACCAACGTGTCCGGCGCCACCGGGCTCTGGGCCGGCTCGCAGGCATCGTACGACGCCCTCGGCACCTGGTCGCCCACCGTCGTCTACATCATCACCTAGGAGCACCAATGGCATTCACGATGACAACCAAGGGCGTGTACTCGCTGCTCAACACGGCATGGGCGTCAGGGTCGACAACCCCCGACCTACGCATGATCGTGTTCAAAGGCACCGCCCTCACCACCGGCGCTATCCAAGATCTGAACACGATCGCCGACGCCATCGCCACCACCCTCGACGAAGCCACCGCCACCGGCTACACGAGGGCCAACGCCAACCTCGATCTGACGATCACCGTCACCGAGGACGACACCGGCAACCTGGCATCCATCACCGCCCCCGCCCCGACACTCACCTCGGTCGCGTCGGGGGAGACGTGGACATGTGTCGGCTACTACATCCGCACCACCGGCGCCGACACCGACGTCCTCATCGGCATCGACGTGCCGACCCCGTCGACGTTGGCGACGAACGGTCAGAACATCACCCTTCCCGCCCTCCTGTTGAACGTCGCCTAACCATGCCGTCTGTCCGGCTCGGCACGACCCCGATCACCGCTGTCCGCCTCGGGGCCACCCCGGCGAAGAAGCTGTATCTCGGCACGTCGCTGATCTGGCAGCCGGCAGCGGTCTTCCTGGACGACTTCAACCGGGCTGACAGCGCCAGCCTCGGTCCGAACTGGTCGGCCGACGAGAACACCGGAGACATCACCGGGGCCACCGCGTTGCCGATCGTCGACAACCGGATCGTGTCGATGCACGGTCACCCGTCCCGCCGGTACCTGCCATCGTCCACGCTCACCGCTGACCAGTGGGCCGAATGCGAACTCGACATGCACCTCAACGCGACTCTGACTGCCGACGACTGGTCCTGTCAGGGGCCGGCGGTCCGCATGAACAGCTCCCCCGACATCTACTACTGGTGGATGGAGCACCGTCCTTCGATCGTGCCGGACAACGGCCCGGCGACCGGTGGACCGTTCGTCGCCGTGTTTTGCCGTCAGTCGAACGTGTGGCATCAAGTCGGCCCGTCGGCCGTCGTGACGACCGCCAACCGCACCTGCAAGGCGAGGATCGAAGCGCAAGGCTCGACGATCCGCGCCTACCTCGACGACGTGCTGATCATCACCGGCACCGACACGACGCTGAGCGCCGGGTTCGCCGGGATCTACGGCGGGGTGGACTCCTCCGGCGGTCCCGACGATCCCGACGTCTACTGCATCGTCGACAACTTCCGTTGCGGCAACCTGCCGTACACCCCGGTCGCTACCGGCCCGCAAACCTGGACCGGCTCCACGGGCACCGTGGCGGTGACCGGAACGTCGGGGACATGGGCCGCCGCCCAAGTGTGGACGGGCAGCCCGGCCACCGTCACCGTGGCCGGGACGTCGGGGACGTGGTCGGTCGGTACCCCAGCGCAAACCTGGACCGGCTCCACGGGCACCGTGGCGGTGACCGGAACGTCGGGGACATGGGCCGCCGCCCAAGTGTGGACCGGCTCCACCGCGACAGCGGCTGTCACCGCCACGTCCGGGACATGGGCGACGGTGGTACCGGGCGGGACGTTCTACACCGACAACTTCAACCGTGCCAACAGCGGCAGCCTCGGTTCACCGTGGTCATCGAGCAACCTCAGCATCGCCAGCAACGCCGTGTCGGCCACGGTATTTGGCTACGCCCACTACGTAGGGACCCCGTCCCACTCCGCTGACCAGTGGTCCGAGCTCGACGTCATCTCAAGTGCCGCCGGATTCCAGATCGCTCCGTCCGTTCGCATGACGAGCAGCACCACCGGCTACTACGCCTGGATCGACGCCGGCCCGGCCGTGTCGATCTACCGGCTCAACGACTTTGCCAAGGTCGGCAGCAGCGTCTCGATCGGGTCGTATACGGCGAAGCTCCGCATTGAGGCGCAGGGAACGACGCTGCGGCTGTACGTCAACGGGACGCTGACCATCACGGGAACCGACTCGACGTTCCCGTCCGGCAACCCTGGCCTGCTTTCCTACACCGAGGGCAGCCTCACCGTCACCGGCGATAACTGGCGTGGCGGCAACCTGCCGTACACCCCCTAGGAGCTGCCATGACCGACTTCGGCGACTGGACAGACGACGACAGTTACGACACCGCGTCTGCCGACCCCGAACAGGTCGCCGTGAAACTTCACCGGCTCCGCCAGGACAACGGGCTCGAACCCGGCGACTGGGAAGACCTCGACCTCGCCGAACAAACGTTGCGGATCATCATCGTCGCCGCCCTCCTCTCATGGCTCAGACGTGGCGGCATGATCCGATGAGCCTCTACCTCACCGACCTGGCCGCCGTCTGCCGGCTCACCGGCTACCCCGTCATCGAAGTGGAAGGCTGGCAGACCAGGGCCCGCGGGTCCGGCGGCTACGGCCCCGGACTCCCGTCGCACGTCATCTCGCACCACACGGCGTCCGGTGCGAGCTCGGACGGCTGGCCCGACGTCAACTACATGACGTTCACCCACACCGACGCCCCACTCACCAACCTGTACCTCGGTCGTAACGGCACCATCTACGTCTGTGCCGCGGGGGCGACGAACACGAACGGGAAGGGCTCGGACCCGTGCGGCATCACCGCGGACGACTCCATGAACTCGTCCGCCATCGGGATCGAAGCGGGCAACGACGGGGTCGGCGAGACATGGCCGACCATCCAACAGGACGCCTACCTCGCCCTGTGCTGGTTCCTGTGCTCCGAGTACGCCATCCCGATCGGCCAGGTCCACGCCCACTTCGAATGGGCACCTGATCGCAAGATCGACCCGGCCGGCAATTCCCGCTACGCCACGGGTGGGTCGTCGTGGAACATGGACGCCTTCCGGGGCGAAGTGTTCGGTTACGGCCACGGCGGCGACCCACCCCCAACCACCTACGCCCAAGGGATCGACGTGTCGAAGTGGCAAGGCCGCATCGACTGGCCCGCCGTGCAAGCCGCCGGGTACACGTGGTGCGCCACCCGCACGTGGGATCGTGACAAACATCAGGTCGACGAAACGTTCCACTACAACCGGGCCGGCATGGCGTTCGCCCGGTGGCGGTTCCTGTACTACTGGCTCGAACCCGGCCGGGTCATCGAAGGCGTCGAAGAGTTCTTCCACGCCGTCGGCGAACTCGCCCCGGGTGAAGGGGTCATGTTGGACGCCGAAGAGGACGGCATCACCGAAGACGAATGTGTCGCCTGGTGCGAGTCGGTCGAAGCGGTGACCGGGGTGCCGTGCGCCGTCTACACGGGTGGCTACGCGGCGTCGGGCACGATCTGGAAGTCGGAACGGATCTACAACGGGGAACGGGCCCGGGTGTTCGCCGCCTACACGTCGGAGGAGGACGCCCACCGCCACGCCCAAGGCCACCAGTGGGATGCCTGGCAGTACTCGGCGACCGGCACCGTCCCCGGCATCGGCACCAACGTCGACCTGGACCGCATCGACCAGCCCGACGCCTTCACCCGCTGCACCCTCCAGACCACACAAGATGGTGACGACATGACATCCGACCAGGCCCGCCAACTCGCCGAGCTCCACGCCGCCCTCGTCGTCCCGATGCCCGGCAACTTCGACCCCAACGGCGTCGAGATGGGTGTCAACTGGACGACCGTGTACGGGATGCGGGTCGGCCAGGACATCCAACGCCGACTGTGGGCCATCGAAGACGCACTCGGAATCCCCCATACCTAAGGAGCCGCTATGACCGAGTCTCAGTCATGGGTGCTGATCGTCGAGATCGGCATCATCGCCGCCGCCTACCTCGTCGGCTTGGTGCGCCGCGGCCCCTGACATGGACGCCGACGACCTCGACCTGGCCGACCCGCGGGAACGGATCCGGTACCGCTCCGACGACGCCACCCTGTGGGTCTGGATCTTCTACGGCTTGGCGCAGGCGACGATCACGATGCTGATGGCGTTCGACGTCATCGACACGTTGACCGCCACCGAGGTCTGCACCGCAGTCATGCTCATCGTCTACGTCGCCGTCAACGAGCTGTACGTCAGGCCACGCCGCTCCGGCAAACGCCAGCCGGTCACACCCCGACCCGAACCCGCCGTCGAGGAGCCGCCGGAACCGGCCGGCCCGATGACTGCCGGCGCCGTCGAGTGACGCCGTGGAACTCCACCCGCTCGTCGTGCTCGAGTGGCGGGAGGATCACCGCCTGTCGATGCGGTCCCTGATCTGGATCGAGGAACACGCCGACCCCGGCGACGACCATCCGATCGTGACCGCCATCACCCAACTACGCGCCGACGCCGCCGGCCGGCTCACCCCCTAGCGGCAGCCAGCGCTGATCTTCGACCACAGCCCTTCGGCGGCGATCTCTGAGGTCCTCTTGTCGTGACCCTTCGCCTCGACGTTCTTGATCGTCTCGGACACGAACACCGCGTGGCCGACGGTCAGCAACCGACAGTCGGTGAAGTCGAAGGGCCATCCCTCGACGATGAGCCGCGCATTCTCGGTCGGGGTGCCGCCCCCGCCGCCGTGGTTGGTGTCGTGGTCCTGTCCGAGGTTGGCGACACCCAGCGCGACGATCCCGCCGAAGATGCCCACCGCGAGGAGTCCGCTCTTCTTCGGGCTCCACCGCGGCGCCAGCGGTGGGAGGGCCGGCTGGCCGGGTGGGGGAAGTGGTTGGTTCATGGCGGGCCAGTGTATTCGGCCATCACCTAACTCGTACCCGTAGATACCCGTGCGTACCCATAAGTCCATGTAACGTCCTATTGATTCCCTACGGTCCCGTAGGGATGTTGCCAAGGTGAGGGTCGCGGGTTCGAATCCCGTCGTCCGCTCAAACCCCCTGGTAGACGGCACAATTTGCCCTCTACCGGGGGGTTCGGGAGACGACGGTTCGAACTTCGGCCATCACCTTGGGACCGAAACCTCCGAAAGGACGCCTGATGGCTGCCAAGCCCACCGATCCGCTCGTCGCCTCGTTCCTGCGCCGCAAACGCCGCTGGTCCGACGCCTACATCGCCAACGCCGTGTCGCAGTTGAACCGGTGGTGTGCCTGGCTCGCCGCCCGCGGTGTCGACCTGTGCGACGCCACCGGTGACGACTGCTCGGACTACCTGCGCGAACGCTCCCAGGTCGTCGCCGGGTCGACCGTGCACAAGGACTGGCAGATGCTCGTGTGGCTGTACACGTGGTTGGCCCGCGAAGGCGAGCTCCCACCCGTGAAGCGGCGCGGGCAGCTCGTCGACCAGTCCGGGCGGGGCCCGATGAACGACATCGACGCCCCCGGCATCTCCGACCCCGACCCGGACCGGGTCCGGCACATCTCCGCGGCGGACTACCGCCGGCTGATGGCGTCGTTCGACCGGACCAAGGTGCTCGACTGTCGCAACGCGGCGATCTGCTCGCTGATGTACTGGTCCGGCTGTCGCATGTCCGAGGTCGCCCGGGCCGACGCCGACCGCTACGACGCGTCAGAGGGCTGCGTCGAGATCTTCGGGAAGAACGGCAAGTGGCGCACCGTCACCCTGCTCGAGGAAACCCGCGAATGGCTCGACCGGTACCTGCGTCGCCGGGACCGCATCGGCGACACCGCGACGGCCCTGTTCGCGTCGACGCTCGGCGGGCATGAGGGCACGACCACTGGCCGGCTACGACCTGATGCCATCGCGTCGATGTTGGAGCGGCGCTGCGCCAAGCTCGGCATCCATGTCACGGCGCACCAGTTCCGGCGGGCGTTCACGATCGACGCCAAACGCCGCGGCGTCGGCGAGACCGAGATCGCCCGCCAAGCCGGGTGGGCGCCGTCGACGTCGAAGCTGATGATTCCGCGCTACACCAAGTCCGACGCCGACAAGCTCACTCATGAGGCGTTCCGGGCCAACGACCCCACCGCGGTGGGGGCCCGCCGCCGGCTACGGGCCGTCTAGCGGCTCGACCGCCCGGAGGAACGCGACGAGCTGGGTGAGGGCGTCGGGGGGCAGTTGCTGCGCCAGTTGCAGCAACTGCCGCAACCCGTCGCTCGGGTAGTCGCCGCCCTCCCGGGCGATCCGCAGAGTGGTGCCGGCGGCGAGCGGCGCCAGGTAGGCGTCGAGGGCGTCGCGGATCGCTTTGCCGGGGCGGGCGGTGCGTCCGTCGGCGATGGCCCGGAACGTTTCGGGGTCGACACCGATGGCCCGGGCCAGGTCGGTGACGGTGAGTCCGCGGGCGTCCATCGCCCGTTGCAGCGCGATCGCCAGGGGGGTGGCGCGCTTGGGCACATCGCTGCAAGGTAACCCTGAAAGAAATTCGTTCCGACTGTCCACAGGAGCCGCCCGGCATCGTAGGGAACCGTAGGGAACCGTAGACCATGTAGGGGGACGTGTCCACAGATACCTGGGGATCTCGACCCCTTGCCGTCCACAGGAGTCGTAGGGTAGGACAGGAATTCGTCGGGGAGGCACAGGAATCTTCCGCCCGGAGATTCCCTGGGGTGGAACCCCTCATCCGACAAGGGAGGGGCACCGCCATGCCCGTCGAGCTGTACTCGATCACCGAGACCGCCAGCCACCTCGGACTGCACCCGAAGACCGTCGAGCGGATGATCCGCCGCGGCGACCTCAACGCCGTCCGGGTCGGGGACAAGAAGGCGATCCGCATCCGCGCCGACGAGCTCCAGGCGTTCATCGACGCCCGCTCCGACAGCACCGCGTCGTGAGACGCATTGCCGCCGCCCTCGTCGCGGTTCTCGCCGTCACCGGCTGCACCCCCGAGGAGCGGGACCGCTGGCTCGACTGGCACGCCGTCGACCCGGCCGCCGCGCTCGCCGCCCTCGAGCAGTCCCCCGGCGATTCGCCCTCCCCGGGGGACTGCTCGTCCTACACCCCGCTGTTCGAGCAATACGGCCTCCCCGTCGCCACGTTCAAGAAGATCGCCTACCGGGAGTCGGGATGCAATCACCGGTCGTTCGTCATCGATCGGGACGACGCCGGCGGCGGACTGCTCGGCCTGAACCTGAAGGGCCGGCTCGCCGCGACGTGGAACGACTGGTGCGGGCTCACGCTCGGCAACGTCACCGACGCCGAGATCAACGTCCGCTGTGCGGCGGTCGCCTACCGCAAGCTCGGGATGAAGCCGTGGCGTTGATCGCCGGTGTCCTGGCCGCCGCCCTCATCGTCTATGTCGCGCTCGAGTGTCGCAGCATCATCGTCGAGTACGACCGCAAGGCCGCCGAGGAACGCGACCGGGCACAAATGCTCCGGGCGATGGCCCGGCTGGAGGCAGACTGATGCCGTCCCGGCCCCGCGTCGCCCGCTCGGCCGCCGTCCGCCCTGCCCCCGTCGCCTCCATCGCGACGGGGGCAGGGACGGCCCCGGAGCCATCGGAAGCGGAGATGTTGGCGGCCATCATCACGGCGGCCGCGTTCCTCGGGTGGCGTCTCGCTCACTTCCGGCCCGGCCGCACGATGCACGGCTGGCGGACCGCAGTGTCCGGCGACGGGAAAGGCTTCCCCGACCTGGTCGCCGTCCACCCGGTCGCGAAACGTGTCGTGTTCGTCGAGTTGAAAGCGAACAAGAACAAACTCGCCGCGGCACAGGAGTCGTGGGCGGCATGGCTGATCCAGGCCGGCGCCGAATGGTGCGTCGTCCGCGGTCGGGCCGGGTTGACCCAGTTCCTCGCCATGCTCGCCGACGTCCCCGCCGGCCGCCCGTCCCCGTCCGGCGCAATGTTGGACGACATCCTCAACCGGGCCATGCCATGACCCGCGTCCACTACTCGTGTCCGACGTGTACGTGTGACCGGCCGGCCCGGCTCGTCATCAACGTCGACGCCCCGTTCTTCCCGCTGGTCTGCGAGGCGGACCGGTTGATCTACGCCGACTACATCTCACGGCGCACCGCCACCCGCCAAGCCCACCGGGAGACGTCGTCGTGAGCGCCACCCCTCAACTGTCGTTGTTCCCGCCGAACGTCCGCGACGCCGACCCTGACACCAGCCGGGCCGCCGCCCTGATGTCACCGTCGGGGCGTCTCACCGATCGGGCCCGCGCCCTCGAGTGGCATCGCCGCCACCCTGACGGGCTGACCGACTTCGAGCTCGCCGACCTGATGGGCCGCCAACAGACCTCGGCCGGGAAACGCCGCGGTGAGCTGATGGCGCTCGGGTTGATCCGTGACAGCGGCCGACGCCGGGCCGCCCCATCCGGCGCCAAAGCGATCGTCTGGCAGATTTCGGAGGTGACGTCATGACTGACATCGAGCCGACGTCGGCGACACCGGCGGTCGTCGAGGACCGGTCCCCGGCATGGCATCGGAACAAGGACCGGATGGATATGGCCCGTGCCCTGGCCCGGTCCGAGGCGATCCCGAAACGGTACTGGGGGCGCCCCGACGACATCTTCGCGACGGTCCTACACGGCGAGGAGTTGGGGCTGTCACCCTCGATCGCGTTGGTCAACATCTACATGATCGATGGCACACCGACGTTCGCGGCCCGGTTCGTGCTCGGTCTCATGCTGCGGGCCGGGCTGATCCAGTTTCGGGAACGCTCCGACGAGCGTGTCGTCGTGTACGGCCGTCGCCCGAACGGCACCCATCTCGAGGTGACGTGGACGATGGCGGATGCGAAGCGGGCCGGGCTCGCCGATAAGCAGAACTGGAAGCGGTACCCGCGGCAGATGTTGACGGCGCGGGCGGTGACCGAGCTCGGGCGCACCCTATTCGCTGACGACTTGATCCTCGGCGAGGCGTACACACCGGACGAGGTCGGTCACGTCGGTGTCTATGACGCGATCGATGTCGACGATTCGTATGTGCCGGCCGGTATCGACGCCACGACCGGCGAGATCCTGGACGACAACGTGGACGATGACACGCCTGCCCGCCAGGTTGAGGCGACCCTGCTCGACGCTGAGGATGCGATGGACGCCGAGTGGATCGCGGATGCCCGCGGTGACCAGCTCGACCTCGAGGAGGACCGGTGATGGTTGAGGTGGCGTGGAACGAACGTGTGCTCTGCGACGCCTGTCCGGTGTGGGCCCGCTGGCGTGACGTCGATGGGCGGGTGTGGTGCAACCTGCACCGCGACCCTGCACGACGCTCACAGGGCCCCACAGACGGCTATGAGCCGCCCGTCGAAGCGACGCTGTTCGAGTGGCAGGAGGAGCAGCGATGACCGACAACGCGTTCTGGGCTGCGCGTCGTGCCGAGCTGCAGGACGAGGTCGACTATCTGCGTGAGGAGAAGCACGCCCTGCTGGCTGAGCTCGCCGAGCGGGACGCCACGATTCGGGATCTCGAGGACGAGCTCGCCGAGTCCAAGCGTCGGCATCCGTCGAACGGCCGGCCGTGACCGATGGCCGGCCTGTACGTCCCCCTCGACGTCAACTACTTCGACGACGACAAGCTTCTGATGGTCCCACCGATGGCCGAACTGTTGTACGTGCGTGGCTTGGCGTTCGCGAAGCGGACGCGCACCAACGGGTTGCTGGCGGATCGCCAACTGGGTGTGTTCGGGGCGCGGATAGATCACGCACGGCGCTACGCCGGGTTACTGGTGGACTGCGGGCTGTGGGACCGCAACGGCGAAGGCTGGTACATCGCGGCCTGGCTGAAACGCAACACACCGGTCGAGGACGTCAGCGGAATACGGGCGGACGCTGGGGCGATAGGCGCCCACAACCGGTGGCATGTGAAGCGTGGCCGGGCCGATCCGAACTGTCCACACTGTGTCGACGCCGCCGGTCTGCGATAGCAAACGGATAGCAAACGGATAGCAAGAGCTATTGAGCCATGATGGCAAACGGATGGCATAACAGAACAGAACGAAGTAGAGCATCGCTTGCCATCGCATCGTCTGGGGATAAGCCTGTGCGCGACCACAAACCCGCCGACACCACTGGATCGCGGCAAATGACAGCATTAGGATTCGCGCACCCCTGGGTGGGCCGGCGCCAGATTCGAGACGCCGACCCGAGTCACCCGGGCGTCGAGGAACCCGGATGGCCGTCACCCAACGTAGAGCGAGACGTGCGCCAAACCGTGATGGTCTCATCCAGTGCGCCGACCCACCGACAGGCTGCGGTCAGTGGAAGCAAGCCAACGAGTTCGCCTCACGGCAACGTCGATCGCCAAACGGTACCGTTTGGCAGTACGACCCGATCTGTCGTGGATGCCAGCTTCGTCAACGCGTCAACCGTAAGGACGCCGACCCTGCCTTGTGGATCGTTGAGAGTCGCGGTCGAGCCCTCGCCACCCGCATCCGCCAAGCAGGCGGGCCCGAGTACGTCACCGTTCACTGGCTCATGGACCGCTGCCGCTGGTCAACCCTCCCACAGAAGGTACGACCTCTCCTCGAGGACCATGCCGAGTGCAGTTGTCCCGACTATGAGTTCCGAGGTCAGCCCGATATCCACCTTGACCATATGGAACCGCCTTACGACTGGGGCAAAGATCTCGCGGCCCACCACGCCCGCAATATCCAAGCACTGTGCGGAACATGCAACGGTCGCAAGAACAACAAGCCGCTACGCCAGTGGATTGATGAGGCGTGGTCCCTTGACGAGGACTACTTCCGCCGCACCCGCGACGGCGCCTACGTGCCGGCGGTCGTCGAGTCATCCCAGCCGACGCAACTGCAGATGGTGTGCACCGAACAGTTCGTCATCCGCTACCCAGAGCAGCCGACGTTCGACTTCGCGTAACCCGCGTAACCGGCGTAACCGGGGTGGCCGATGAGCGTCACCTACGAATGCCCGTGGTGTCGCGGCACCGGATGGGAAGACGGCCCCGACGAATGGGAGGTCGTCGCCGGTGAGCCGCACCGGTACACCACCGTCATCCCCTGCCGCCACCTACGCCCACCCACACGGGAACGACGCGATGCCTGACCCCGCTATCGAACCGCCGTTCATCTCCGCCCTGTACGTCGAACGTGACGGCGCCTACTACGGGCTCGACAACGTCGACCCATGGGACGAGACACGCGACGCCCGCCGCTACCGCGGCCCGTGGCCCGTCGTCGCTCACCCGCCGTGCAACACGTGGTGTCAGCTCGCATCGGTCAATCAGACGCGGTGGGGGAAGATGATCGGCGACGACGGCGGGACGTTCGCCGCCGCCCTTGACTCGGTGCGTCGCTGGGGCGGCGTGCTCGAGCACCCCGCCTACTCCATCGCATGGTCCCGCTACGAGCTACCGGTGCCGTCACGCCACGGCTGGACACAAGCCATCGGTGACCCCGGCATATCGACCGAGATATTCCAGGCCGCCTACGGTCACGGCGCCGCCAAACGAACATGGCTCTACGCCGTCGGTGTCGACCCCATCGCGCTCGACTGGCGTCGGGTCCGCGGCGCCGGTGTCATCGGCGGCGGGATCAACACCGGCGAGTGCATGGGCCGACCGAAACTCGAGCGTGCCATTGCCACACCGGACGCGTTCCGCGACGTACTCGTCGCACTAGCCCGAACCGTGCCCCCGCCCTACACCGTGTGGGACATGGAAGCCGACGGAGACCAGGGATGACTATCGAACCGCCGTTCATCTGCCCTCGGTCGACACCATGAACTGGGTCGCCGCCGCCATCGCCATCACCTGCATCGCCGCGTTCGTCTGGGCAATACGATACACCGAACACAAGTGGATATCCGAACAGGATAACGACGACACCGATATGGATAACCCCGAACCGATAACCGATATCGACCACGAGAAATAGAATTCCCGATGACACCAGTAGTCCTCGTCGCCGGCCCACCATGCGGCGGCAAATCCACATACGTCGCAGAACACGCCACACCCGACGATCTCGTCCTCGACTTCGACGAACTCCGCCAACAAGTAGGCGGCGACCGATACACAACAGACCCACAAGTAACCAAACAAGCACACGCACTATGGACCGCCGGCCTATCAACACCCGCCCCGCGACGCTGGGTCATCTGGTCCGCGCCCCGACGTCAACAACGCGGAAGCTTCCGAACCCAATACGCAGCCACCGTCGTCGTAGCCATGGCATCCCAGCAAGAATGCCATGAGCGTGTACTCGCAGAACGACCCGCTATCTGGCTGGACTACTTGCGATCCTGGTATCGCCTCTGGGAACCATCACGGTCAGGACACGAAACGATCGTATGGACAGGACGAAGAGATACCCAACCATGATATCCGATATCAATATCCGATATCCATATCCGATATCGACGACGCGATATCATATCCACGAAATCCGAATATCCGCCATATCCGATATCGACGGACGATTTTTTGGTGAAAAAATACGAAGGACTACCTCC